ACGGTCGTTAGGGACCGGAGACAGTCCAAACCCGTTGTTGTCTTTGGTACGATATACAAACATAGGTATACCTGAACCGTTGTCAAGGTCTTGAGACTTCAGATGTTGAGTGTAGAAATCAACATTGATTGTCTGTAGAGGTTGACCAATAACATTGTCATCAGAGACAATGAAGAATGAATCCCAGTCTATGGAATCCAAGCCGTCTTGGAATTGATATTCTTGTGTGTCTTCTACTGTAACAGTATTAAGCAATGTACCTTCAGTCGCACTTAGGAAAGGCCATTCCTTGGAGTAATTCAGAATATCTGCGTAGGCACGGTTAGTCATTTCTTTGACTGCCGCTTGTATACCACGAGGTGTTAAGAACGTAGTATCTGTAAGAGGCACTTCGTTGATGTCACGCAGCGCAATATTAATTATTTCAATGTATGTCTTAGCCATACTTTCCTCGCAATGCAGATAAAAGAAAAGGGGACCAGCGCCAGGCCAGCCCCCTCTCTTATAAAACTCTAGTAGTCAATTAAGATTACAGAGAAACGCCAGTAAAGGTAGCGTGGTTGATCGCCAGACCTTCAGGACGAACGATCGCACGACCGTATACGTGCAGACCACGTACTACGTCAGCGAAAGTATCGTGTGAACGGTAGCTTTCAGTGTTAACGATAGCGTTAGCGGTAGCACATGCAGACATGTGACCAGCCATCATTACGTGGTGAGTCTCAACAGTACCAGTAGTGTCGAACTGTGGAGCGTTGTTAGTCATGTAAACCTGGAAACCACGCAGAGTACCGGTAGATACCAGACCGTTACGTAGATCAGAAACACCACCGTTGTAATCCATGTTCAGCAGCTTAGAGTCGGCTTTAGCCAGAACTTCCATAGCTTCTGGAGGAAGTACAATCCAACGACCTTCTTCAGGAACGTCTTGCTTAGTCAGCTTTGTGCCCAGTGCAGACATTGCATTCAGCAGGTCGTCAGCAGCGGTCAGGTCAGTCAGGTTAGCAAAAGCAGTATCGTTAACAACGTTAGCTGCCAGGATACCAGTCTCGTCTGCCATGAAAGTCAGAACCTTCTGGTCGTAATCATTCTTCAGGCTGTAAGCCGCAGAATCAGTAGCCAGAGAAGTCCAGTTAACATGAGAGATTTTAGCTTCGATGTCGTCAACGCGGAAAGAGAACGCCTTAGCTTGGTCAAGTACCAGAGTAATCTGGTCATCAGTCAGAGCTTGAGGAGTTACAGTATCACCTGTCAGGAAGTCAGAGATAGTGATGGTAGGTTCTTTGATTACGTTTACAGTGTCACCGAAAGAAGAGATCTCACCGTAGTAATCAGAGTTAGTAATACCTTCTACAACAGACTTACGACGGAAGAAGTTCAATACTTTTTGAGAATAAATTTCTGGTACAAAGTTACCAGTTGGGGTAGCGCCACCAAAGTTTAGTGTATTCGCGCCTGCAAAATGAGCCATGATAAATACCTTATCTTAAATAATTTAGTTTAATTTACAATTCGGCCTTCAGCCCGAGCCTGTTCAATGTCTTGTTCAAACATTTCAAACTCATGTGGGCTGAGCTTTCCGATCTCAGAACGAGACCAGATACGACCATTAACTTCACCTACGTCTGTTGATGCACCTGTTAGTGTAACTGCATCAGCAGCCGAGGCATCGGAAACGGAATCCGTTGAAGGATTTCCTTTCACAGAGGAGGTAATACCGTTGTCCAGTTTGTAAAGATCTAAGGCACGAATGAATGCGTTAGCATCCTCAGAGTTATCTTTTACCATACCTTGTACTGCAACTGTCTGTGCTTCAACCCATGTGTTGAAAACTGGATCAGCTACAATATCTACCATATCAGGGTGTGCAGTTTTAATCTGGTCTAGCGCACGCTCTTGACGAGTCTGAATCAATTCATCTTGCATCTGTTGGAAAGCATCTACACTGACAACTGATTCAGCTGGAGTGAGTTGCTGTGCCAAAGATTTGTACAGGTCAGGGTTCTCTTGCTTAAACGTCTCTAGTTCCTCTGCATTAGTAGGAGGAGTAATAGAGCTAGCAGAGGATTGGAGTTTAACTTCCAAGTCCTTAACTTGCTTGCGAGCTTCGTGAATAGATGTGTCGTGGTAGCGCTTCAGATTAACGTAGCGTTCCTTGTATAGCTGTTCTTCACTATCAGAGGTAGCCGTTCCGGTATCTGTCTGGGTAGTCTGAGATGCATTCTCTGAGCCAGTAGAGTTAGTATTCGGGTTCTGATCGTTGCCGTTGTCTTCTTCGTTAAGGGTCTCTTCGACGGCCATGTTGAAGTAAGGTTTGGCAACAACTGTTTTTGTATCACTCATATATAAAAAGTCCATAAAGGCCGACTAACAAGGTATCCATCTTTGTGGGGAGTTAGTACGGGTAGCTTTCATTATCTATCCATTGATTGGATAGTGGATGGCAGAGACTTAATAGCTTTTATAGAAGCTATACGCCCCTGTAGATACTTAGTGTCTTCCCAAGAAGTTGTATTGGTTAAGGCACTAAGGTGCTGATCAGTGAGTAGGTCAAGGTATTTCTCCAAGACCTCCCACTGGGGATAGACAGTTAACGGCTTAAGCTGCCGGAGCAATTGGTCCTGCGTCACTTAATGTCTCCTGTCCATTAAGGCCTAGCTGATTGCCAGCGCCTTCTGTATTACCTGTAAAACCATCTCCACCTGGACCCATGGTACCTGGAGGAGCACCGGCAGGACCGGCTGGTTGTTGCATGTTCTGCGTGCCCATAAGCGCTGCATAGATCTGCTGCTCTTCAGGGTTGTTTAGAATCTCATCAGGATCTACATCCATAGAGATTGCAAGTTCACGGATAACAGTTGGGAACTTAATCATCGGTGCAAGTGCTGGGTTAGCTGCTAGCTGTAGGAATGTATTCAATCGAGTTGATCGAACTTCCTTAGCCTGCATTGAGCTAGTACCAGTTGCTTTGATTTCCAAGTCACCTTTAATATCTACACGATCATTGAACTGCATGTTCCAACGATAGTAACCTTCACCCCAAGGTTTGAGGAGGTAGTCATCTATGTTACGGATAACAGTCTTAATGTTCAGAGATGCATTGTTAAGCAGCATAGACATACCGGATGCTGTACGAGTAGGACTCTGTACACCCATCTGACCATGTGCAAACGATGGTATACCTGTTGATTCATCTGCCATCTGACGTACCTGACGGTACATGTCTAGGTTAGATGGTGCAGTATTAGGGAATGAAATACCGTGAATAGCCTGTCCAGCACCACCAGCCTGACGGCGGAAGATCTGTCCAGGTGCAATGGTCATGTCCTGACCAGGTACTAACATTGAATCATCAACGTCGAATACTAGGTTACCGGACAACGCTAGGTTGTCTACGGCTAGGCGCATGAAGCCATTCATTAATGCTTGTGTATCTTCCATACTCTCAGGTACACCAGTACCCCAGATAGTGTATGGATCTACTTCATAAGGAACAAAATAGTAAGGGATTCGCTGAGGAAGGAATGGGTTAACTACTACACGTAGTACCTCATTACCACTGATCCAGACGTTAACCTGAACCATATCAGACTTGATACCCTTAGTAGATATATTGAATTCTTTTAGGTACTCTTTACTAACGTATCCCCAGAACTCTAGAACTTCGTATAGACGATGCTCTGATTCAGTTACTGTAGGATTCTCGTCCAGAGTATGCTCGAAAGACTTACGAGTGTAGTTACCATTCTTAGAGAGGACTCTATCAATAGCTTCTTTGCTGAAGTGTGGACGTTCTTTAAGACCACGTAACTGACCGTGATGCATCTTATGTCGTTCGATAGCCCACTCAAGGTCATCGTTACAAGTTGCATTAGGATCGGTATACATGTTCCATATAGAGGTCATGTTACTACGAGCGGTACGTACAGTCTCTGGTGTGTATACTCCATCAACCCACTTGTGTAATGTCTTGTCAACATTAAATGGGCCTTTCATAACACCGGTACCAAGCAGACACATTTCAAAGATTGCTTTACGCAACTCAGTGTTTGCTTTAGTCTCATCAAGCTGGTCGTGGATTACTTTCTCCATGCGACGGGCCAGCTCTTGCGAAGGCTTTAGGGTAGGACCTGGGTTGGCCTTATCTAATCCTTCACCAAGAACTGATTCACCGTTCTCATCTGAGAGTTCATCTTTTAAACCACCAAGGTAACTTAGGTTGTCTTGGGTAGAACCGGGTTGTATCTCAAAACCATCACCCTCGAAACCTATACCACCCTCTGGTGATAATGGGGCTTCAGGTGCTTGTGGTGCTTGAGTGTTGTCGACCATATCGGTCTTGAGATGAGCATACTCACTTACACCTTCAGGTATACGAGTATCTGTGATGCTGATAGGGAACTTAGGTTCTGCAAACAATGCCTCGGTAATCTGGGCATAAGCTGCCTTTACCTTGACTGTGGTTGTACGGATGAACACTTTCGATTTCTCAGACTCACGCATCATTGCTTCAGGTGAATCTTTACCTCGGAAGGACTGTACATTCCGTAACCACTGACGTTCTCGTATTTGCCGAGCACGTTCTGCTTCATCTAGTTTCGCTTGGATATCAGCAACAAGAGGGGATGCCATATGTAGGCGATCCTCATCATTACCACCAGGGATATTCTTCGTCTGATCTTTGTCAGAAGTCTTAACATCCTCGGCACCAGCCCCTGCAATACTTGAGCTGATAACATCTAGGAGATTATTATCTTGAGCCATATCTTCTCCGTTGGAAGGGCTATATACTAAAGTAACCGTCTATTTCTGCCCAGCGGTCTCTTTGTTTTAATCGGTGTAGGTCTTGGGATAGGGTTGTAACTCTAGGCCGTGACATGATGCCATAGCGTAAAGCGTCTAGTAGATCCCAGTGACCATCTGAGTTTCGTCTATCATCCAGATCTTCAGCCTTAGTCTTATGTGACTTAGCTCCTTGGATCTGTTTGATCAGGTTCTTGCAGCTAGAGAAGATTTGGATCTTCGGAGCACCCGTCCCTGGATCGGGACGCAAGTGCTCGTGGATTTGTGTCCATCCTGCGACTCTGTTCTTGTCTGCTCTACTGAGTCTGAATCCTGGGACTGTGAGCATAGACTCAGCAATCGTTGGACCAGTATGACCAGTCCTAGCAAAGACAGACCAATCAATAGGGTGATTGATAGGGACAAGTTCTTTTGCCTCCTTTTCTTGGATAGCCGAAGCGAACTCTCGGCCAGTCAAGCCTGCTTCCAAGAATTCATCGTACACTACGAGACTTCCATCTTCAGGGTTGACAGCAAACCAAACACTTGCACTAGGATCCCTGTACCCGTAATCGAGGCCCGCTATTCTATTCCAATGCCTAGGTACAGTGAAAGGTTCTATCACATGTAGGTCAGGTTTAAACTCAGGGAACATTGCATCATCGCTGGCAAGCCAGTCACCTTCGAGAAGCTGTCTTCGTTCGACATCACTCATCGAGTGTAGCATGGCCCGATACTCCCCGTTGTTATCTAGGTGGGGGTTATCTTCTAGTCGGGCAGGAATGAAACGCATCGTAATAGGTTTGACACCATTGACTCCGGTGCCTGGCATAACGAACGGAACATTAGGTTCACGATCTTTGATGAACATTTCATATACCCAAGGACTACCAGGGTTGGCAGTAGCTCGAACATATGGTTGGATGCCATCGTTAGATGTACGTGTACGTGATCTTAAGTAAGCAAACCCTTCATCAGTTGAGTGCTGGGCCAGCTCATCAAAGCCAACGTACTGGTATGATCTACCTTGATACTTGAACTTATCTTCTCGTTTGTCTAGGAAGCCAAAACGAATCTTAGCACCACTAGGAAATGTCCAAGTGTCCTTAGATGCGTTGAATTTAGCTCCGGGTACAGCCAGTGGGTACAATCTACGACTGTCGTCTATCAATTGTTCCAGTTCTGGCGTACTCTTACGAATAATTACTGCGTTATAGTCCGCATGATGTACATTTCGTAGCACATCTATGACCATGGCGTAGGATTTACCACCACCAGCAGCTCCACCGTACAAAACTACGTTCTCAGGGGCAGACAAGAAGAGATATTGGCGTGGTGTGGGCAAAAAAGCTACATCACGTTCATCATACCGCTGTTTATTGTCTATAATTTCCTGATACATCTCCATCAGAGCGTTCTCATCCTCAAAATCTACTAATGCTTCCATATATTTCGTAATAAGGGAGGTATCAGCAGGCTCTTTGGCCGGTTTCTCTGGGACTGTGTACTCCAATTGACCAGAATCTAGTTCAATCTCTTGGTATTTTGTAGGATCACCTGCAAGTTTAAGCTTCCTAGCGTTTCTAGCAGCTTTTAATTGTAATCTCTTGCGTTCTTTCTCTACCGACACAAGTTCTTTGTTCGCCTGTGTCAATCTTTTCTGTGTTTCTATCTTCTTTTGGTCTTCACGTGTGAAGTTACGAGGTCTTTTCTTACCTTCGGCATGAGCCTTAGCAATACGTTCACCTCTTTTAGCAGCAACTCTATCACGTGAAGTCACCTTCTCATATATTCCCAGGTCTTTTTCAAGCCTATCGAATAACTGAGTAACACCACCAAGAGATATCATCTTGGGGTCTTCAATTCCATTATCTCTTTCTAACTGGTAGATGAGATCTTGTAGTTCTCGGAGGGATCTGGTACAGTCTACCCGAGCTTGGATTAGAAGTTTGAACAGTCCTTTTACTATCCGATCGTGACTGGGAAAC